CGCGCCGAAGTTTTCGTGGGCTCCGGGAATGTGACCAAACAGATGAAATGCTGCCGCCGCGGTTCGACGTATCCCGAGCGCCCTTCGACGGCGTCCATGAGTTACGGAATTGACCCGTATCAACAGGAGAACGCGTTACAACCTTGACCGATGTCGCCACAATGGGCTTCTTCATCGCGTCCAGAAGCTTGGCTTCCATGTTGGCGAGTGCAAACTTTAGCGCTGGCATCAGACCGCTACCTCGACCTTGTAAATGATCGATGTCTCACCGGGCTTGATCTCTTTAACGCCGATCACGCTGTAATCTATCGGCTCAGCATCACCCTCAACCAACTGACCGAACGCATGAACCTCAGTCGTCCATTCGCCCAGAGGAATCATGGTATTGGCATAGCCGTAGTCACGAAGGCGCATGCTATTCATCGGCCGAACCTTTGAATCCAGCAGAAAGTACATGCTCGATTGCTTGATCACCTGACCGTTGACCTCGACCTTGTCTGACAACGTCTGGACGCCAATCACAGGAGCACCAACCTCAGTCAATGTCGGGTCCCAATCCTTGCCAGTGCGTTGTTGAGACACCAGCACCAGAGAGCGACCGTTCTTTGTGATCAGTCGAGTCCCGAGCTTCACAAATCGACTATGCATCATGAATCACGCTCCCGCTCTTTGAGGCGCTTTCGACGCTTGAGACGCCGACTTTCACGAGACAACCAATCACCAGGCTTTTTCTGAGGCGGCCCCTTGTCAGGGCCATTCGGTTTCCCTGTTGCCCTTTCTTATCGCAGCTCATGCTCGATCAATCCTGCAACAGCCGACACCAGTCCTGAGAAGCCCCTTGAGCGCGTTCTGCACGTTGGGCAAGCTCATAACACCGCCGATCTCTCGCATACCGTCAATCACCGCGTATTCGACCTCAAGCACGTCAACCTTCTCGCGCCGGATAGCCGCCCCCACAACCTCTGCAGGGTCATTACCTGCGTCAATGTAGAAAGCAACCCACATCTGAGCCAGTGGCAGCTGAGGAGGCACTGTAGAGCCATCGATGCTCTGCCCATCACAGCCCACAACAGAGGTGCGCGGCCATGAGAGCGGATAGCTAGAGTCAGACTTTCGACCCTTCCAAGACAAGCCCTCAAGTGCGTCCATAGATCGCAACAAAAGCCCCTCTGTGACCTGCACAGTGAAGCCTCTGCTATCCAGAAACGCTTGAGCGTCTGCAACAGACACGTAGCTATTAGCGCCTGTTACGCCTGAGCCTGTCTCAATCACCAGAGCCACCGGGCTTTACGCTTTGGTCGACTCGGATGCTTTTGGAGACTTGGCAGGCTTTGCAGGTTCAGCCGGCTTGTACTCTGGCTTCAATGTCAGCTTTGGCGCATCTTTCGCACCATCACCTTCATCAAATCGAGCATCTACCAGCTTCAAACCCGCTTCGGCCGCAAGCTTTTTCACATCTTCGGCATAGCGGTACGTCGGAAATTTAACGTACCACTTGCCCTTGGTGGGCCGCGCCATTAGGCCGCATCACCAACGGTCAGAACGCCGGCAGTGTGCTTGATGCTGGTCGCTACCTTGTCCCAGTTTGTACCAGTAGACAGCGCAGCATCGTCAGGCGACTTGCCGCCATTGGCCTCATCCCAGGTATAACCGTTCAAGGACAAACCAAAGGTATAATCGACCTGCATGGTGGTCTCGATACGCTGATTGCCGTTGTTGGTATCAATGTTCGAGATTACGTCAGAGCCGTCGTACACAACTGCAGCTTGAGAGGTCAAAGACAGAACCTTGTCCTTAGCTGGAGCACCGGCCTCAAACAGGGCAGGGGCATCAGTAACCACTGTCACATCACCCAAGATGTTGACCACTCGAACGTTGTTGGCTTCAAACAATCGCTCAACGTTTGCCAGATTCTGGCCGATCAAGCGATGGTACACAGCGCCACGCATGACCTGAGCAATGATGGTGCCTGAGCTATCGCCGAACAGAGCGTGTGAACCGTTCAGAGCCTGATACGTGATTCCGCCTGTGGCAGAGACATCGTTCGTGGCATCCGGCTGGTTCTCAATAGCAGCGACCAGTCCAGCAATGGCAGTATTGAGCTGATCCTGAAGCATAGCCTCAGCGAAGTTCTTGGAAGCGACCTCAATGCCTTGAGCTGTCGGGCGTTGCAACCACGTCATCTGAGATGGTTCGTAACGAATCGGACCAAAACCACCGGCGATCTTAACGCCAGACTCTTTCAGTTCGGTCAAATCAGTAACAGGCGCAGCCCCATTGGCAGCGTAACGATCAACACGGCGAACCGCATTGTGTACCGATTGGAAGAACGAGCGCTGCATGAAATCGCCCGTAAAGCCATCAGTGGTCAGTGAGATGGAACCGCCCGATGCTTGGTTGAACTTCTCAACCATCTGAGCGAGTGTTTCAATGGTCGCAGGCATGATGTATTCATCAAATACCTGCATTTGCGAAAGTGCCATAGCACAGAATCCTCAAGTGAATAGAGACCTTGAGGCTTCTGCGCTCGACAGTCGGAAGTTAATGACGAATTAACACCGCTTCTGCTGGTGCATGCCGCGTAAATGCGGCTCACGGCCCGATTGTATCAAATAAACACCATTGTGCGTTAATTTGGCAAGTTGAACCGCGCTGAAATCGCTGCCTGTCGTTCTGACTTGCTACCTGCAAGATCACTCGGATTGAAATGACCGCCACCTGAACCACCATTGCCGCCACGAGCACCGCCACCAGTCGGCACCTTGAACATCGGCGCAAAGTTGGCCTGTTCCCGCAAGCTGTTGACCCACTCTGGATAGGTCATCACATCACCGTTCGGGCCTGTCAGCACACGATCACCGTTCATCGGCGTGTAATTGCCCTGTTCGTCTCGCTGCCAGACCTTCTGAGCCTCTTCAATAACCCAGCGCTCTGTACCATCCACAACCGCAACCGCAGGAAAGCTCGCATTGTGCTCTCGGATGCCCTCTGCGACCTTGTTTCTCAGCTGCTCCGAGTACAGGCTGTTAACCGTGACCTGCATCTCGCTCTGCATGCCAGAGATCTTCTCCTCATACGTCTCGCGGATGCCCTCCTTCTCAGCCTCAAGCACCTCGATCTGTCGGGCTGCATCGCCGTTGTTCTTGGCAAGCTCCTTCAGCCGTTTGTACTCCTCGACATCAATATCCTTCAGCTCGTCGAGAAACCCTTTCAACTTGACCTTCTCGTCTTTGAGTTCCTGATTCGTCTTCTTCAGCCCAGAGGTTTCAATCTCGAACCGCTTCTCGAACGATTCGTCAAACTTGGATTTGATGAACGTCTGAACCGCCTCGTTACCAAGTAGCTCTGGCGTGACCCCTTCTGGCAAGTCCTTCGCTTCTGCAAAGTCAATGAATGGCATTTTTTTACTACCTCTGATGTTTTGAGGGATTGTCCCCCGGATTGATTAAGGCTCTGGTAATTCGTCTAATCTGAGTGGCCGCAGTGTTCGCTGATCCACTAACTGTTTGATATCGTTTATTTTACCCTGTTCCCACAGCAATGCGCGTGTTGGCCCCATATAAGCGATTCTGTCCGCTTTGCTCATGCGGTCAAAGAACGATTCAATGGGCCGCCTTGTCTGGCCGATCTTATTGTCGCGCTCTGACTTTGGGATGTTCTTCACCGAGCGATCATCGCGCACAAATGGACGCTCATTCGTCAGGCCGTCAACGTGAACTATACTGCGGCATCTGCAATTTATATGTATTGGAATTCGTGGCTCACTGCCCAGCCTGTACGGCCCGTTTGCCTCCGCCGCAACACATCTGGGGCAAGTCCGATAGTCCAGCGTTGCCAAGTGATCCACAAGCTCTACATCAGCCGCTGTGTACACATGACGGGCTGCATTTGCCGCAACTCCGTTGACTATCCGGTCAATGTTCGGCTTGAGCAATCGATTGTCACGCCACCAGAATAGTCCATCTCTGAACTTCTCAGAGCGCCGACCTCGCACTATCCGCGTGATGCCCTCTGCCCCTGTCGCTGCGGCCTGTGTGATCTCTGATATCAGCCTGGTCGAATAAGCCGTATAGGCTGCAAG